AATATGCCATTTTTCGATATAAATAGATTTACGAATTTTTATTTATAGGAAAACACAATGGCACTATCAACACTTGCAGGTTCTAGAGCCGCAGCTAATTTACCAAATGCTACTTCATATAATCCAGGACAAAAAGATCAATTTCTTAATCCTGCAGAAGCTGCAGGACCTCAGCCATCGTCAAAGACATACAACCAACCGGTGCAGGCTCAAGCTTTGAGCAGTCCAGCTCCTTCACAAATTCTTAAATATCCACTAGATAATAATTATCTTGCCTACCTTCTTTTTAGAATGAAAAAGATTAACCCATGGGATATAGACATACAAACTGCGGCAAGCATTCTCGATAATCCTGTAATTACCGACGAAAAAGGCGCAATTAATCAGCTGTTAAATGCGGCTGCTGGCGCAGATGCTTCGACAGATGACCTAACAGCATTTGGCGGTGAGGGTGGATATGTAAACACTGGTAGTCAATTTAGCGATGAAGCTGATGCAGAAGAAGGAGGCGTTTTTGCTGCAAATAGATCATTTCAGCAGCAACAGCAAGGAAAGGCTTCAAGAGAAGCGGAAAGAAGAAGAACTTCAGCTGTGAGTCAAAAAGACATCCTTGGAGTTTCATCACAATATGTTACAGATGTTCCTGCAATTAAGTTGTATTTGCCTCAAGCTATTAATTTTAATGATGTTGTTAACTATAACAATCAAGCTTCTCTTGGTCCAGGCGGGGCGGCTGGTTTAGCTGCACTTAATGCTGGAGAAAGTTTTACAAATGCGGCAAAAGCTTTTGCTGGTGACGCACTTGGATTTATAGGAGAAGCTTTAAGTGTTGCTAATACGCGTAGCGATGTTTCAAGACTTGCTCTTACAAGAGCGATACAAGCGGCTCCTACAGGACAGAGTATTAATAACGCAGCTGCTTTAGGATTTCAAGTGTCGATTAACCCAAACACTCGCACTTTATTTGAAGGTGTAGTCACAAGAGAATTTAACTTTCAATTTGACTTCTATCCCGTATCTCAAGCAGAAGCTTTAGTTGTACAAAGCATCGTAAAACATTTTAGAACAGAAATGTATCCTTCAACAATTGGACGAGGCGAGGCAGGCGTACCCATTGGATATAACTTTCCAAATGTATTTGAAATCAAACTTAGAATAGGAGACGTGCAAGCTCCAATGCCACAGCCACATCTTTGTTATCTTCGTAATGTACAAACAACATACAATCCGGGATCAATGAGTTTCTTTCCTGACGGCCAACCAACACATACCGCAATGACGTTGAGCTTTTCAGAGTTTAGAAATCTTTCTCGTGAAGATATTGAGGAAGGCAGATAATGCAATACTTCAAGAACTTTAACTACGTAGATTATTTTTTTGGTGATGATTACTTTCGAAGAGGTGGTGGTGATGCAGTAGCTGAGTTGATACATGACTTATCTTCATACGTAGAAATTATAGACAGAATAAAACAAAACGCATCCTTCTATAGTAAGTATACTATTTTAGAAGGTGATAGACCAGACCAAGTATCTCAAAAATTATATGGTACACCAGCGTATCACTGGACATTTTATATTATGAATGACAATGTACGTGCGCAGGGATGGCCTTTGACAAATAATGAGCTTGAAAAAAAATATAAAAGAGATTTTCCGCACCAATATGTTGAAGTAAGAGCAGATCTTAACGGTATATTTAAAGTTGGTCAACAAGTCGTAGGTTCTAATTCTGGTGCAAGTGGTAAGATAATTAGAAGAAACCTTGACCTTGGTGTTATTATAGTTGACGTTGGAACAAGCGCTCGAAAATTTATAAAAGGTGAAGAAGTAAATAGTATTTCTTATGATGGCCAGCCAGGAACTGCGACAGCTGTAGCGACAGGCGACGAATATAACGCGCCGTATTACTATGCCTCTGGTTCTGAGCGAGTTGATATAGATCCACAAGTCGGACCTGGTGCTCAATTGACCGAGGTGACGTACGCTGACTACTATGTTGCTCAAAATGATGAGCTTAAAATTATTAACGTATTGAGACCTGATAGTATTATTGAGATTACCAATACATACTTCCGGGCTCTTGGTGAAAAAGTATGACGTCTACAAAAAGTCTACAAAATCTAAATGACCAATCAGGTAGTGATTGGTTTATAAGTAAAGCGTTGCTTACCGCGCCCAGAGCTCTTGCTGATTTTGATATCAGAAATGTAATTACTGATGTCGAGATCTTTGAACACATAGAAAAACCTTTTATTACAGGAACTATCATTCTTGTAGATGTTGAAAGAGTTATTGAAAGATTCGATATACAAGGCGCAGAGAGTTTAGAACTTGAACTTCAAAGAACAACTTCAAATCAAATAAAACCTATTTTGAAAAAATTTGTAATTGATAGTATAAAATCTGTTAAAAGAGCAAATGAAACATCCGCAGTAGTTCATCTTCATTTTACAGAAGACATTGGATATAAAAGCACACTCGTAAATGTTAACAAAGCTTATTCAGGCGAACCATCAAAAATAATTAAAACAATTGCAAAAGATTATTTTGACAAGGAAGTTAACACAACTGCCTCTGATAGCGTTGCAAATAATATGCAAGTGATAATTCCTAATCTAACACCAATTGAAGCGATGGCATGGATTAAAAACAGATCTTCTTCATCTGAAGGATATCCATTTTATCTTTTTTCTAATTTTGCCACAAACGCTCTGTTCTTCTTAGATCTTGGAACTATGCTAAAACAAGTGCCGCTAAATGAATCTTATCCTTATACTTACAGTCAAAATGCTGGCACTGTCGACACCGCCCATCGCCATATGCAAATATACGATTATCACTTACAGAATCATGAAACGACTCTACAATTAGTACAAAAAGGATTTGTTGGCGCTCAGCACAGTTTTTATGATGTGACATTAGGTAGATACATAAAAAAGAAATTCAGTGTGCATAATGATGTTTATGATTTAACCAAAGACATAAGCAAAAGACAGGACAGGCCTGTTGTTTCATATGACTTAATTATAGATGAAAAGCAGATATCTGAATATGAATCTCGAGCGATATTCAATACATACGCAAGTAAAAACTTTGATGATAATCATAAGTCGTATACAGAAGAAAGAGAAGAAACAGGGCATGTGAGAAAAGTTTCTTCTCTCGCGTTTAAAAACCTTTTGACAAAAAATCCAATTGAAATCGTTGTAGATGGTAGAGAATATTTAATCGGTGGTAGTAGTAAAACAATTGGAAATATAATAAAAGTAGTATTTAAAGCCACAGATCATGGTCACTCAGGTCAAAAAATAGATCGCAAATTATCTGGAGATTATTTGATAATGGCTGCTCGACATGTTTTTACGAAAGAGCATTGTAGAACTAAATTATTAATATCTAAGATTGCAAATTACAATTCTGACATCTACACACAAGGCGCAGATAGATGATACCGCATTCGTACAAAGATTTTTATGGCGATGAGACAAGATGGTTTCTTGGCATAGTTCACAGCACTAGTGATCCAGAACAACTTGGTAGAATACAGGTAAGAATATTTGGTATTCATGGAGACGACACAACTAATGTACCAAATGAGATTCTACCTTGGGCTCATGTTGTAGCACCAATCACTGAAGGCGGTAGCTCTGGAATAGGAGCTAACACTGGTATAAAAGAATTAGCTCAAGTATACGGTATCTTTCTTGATGGTAAAAACAGTCAGGTGCCTTTAGTTCTTGGTTCGATACCAAAAGTTGAAAGTGATGAAAGAGACTTTAAATCAGAAATACCAGCCAGTAGTCGCGACGCAGACAATGAACTACTTTTTGGCGGTCAAAATATTGAGAAGGCATTCAATTTCTTTATTTCACCAGAAGGTGGAGGTTTCTCTGTAGAACAGGCATGTGGAATACTCGGCAATTTTCACGTTGAAAACGGTAACAATTTAAGACCAAATAGAGACTTTGATCCTGATGTCACTGTGGTTGAAAATGACGGGGCGCGCGCGTATGGGCTTGCGCAATGGAATGACGCAGCTAGAGCGGCAAATAGAAAAGGTGGATTAACAAGATATGCAGAGCTTATTGACTTTAGTGCAAAGAATGGATATAATTATAAGACAATGTATGCACAGCTTCAATATACTAAATACGAATTATTTAAATATAAATTTCTTGGTGTCGGTGAACTTCAAAGAGCACTTACAGTTGAAGATGCATCAATAGCATTTGAAAAGAATTATCTTCGTCCAGCAGCCGGCAGTACGGACGAAAGAGTAGAACAATCTAAAAAATACTTTGAGGAGTTAATTTAATGTCTCAAATTATCAATGGAAATAAAGTATTTTTAGATAAAGTTCGTGGTAGATGGACCGTATTATTTACTAAAGAGCAGATAAGAAAACAATATGGAAATGAAGCAGAGGCAATTGCTGCTGCAGAAACTGGTGCACCAGGTAATCTACCTGCAAAAGATACTTCAGGCACTACAATACCAAAACAATCTATCGACACCGAACTTAGCAAAAAATCTAACGCCGTTGAAAAGGCGAAAGAACAAGTTAAAAGCAGCGTAGAACAAAGAGCTGCACTTGAAGGTTCTACTATTTCAGCAGAAATTAACACGGAAAAAGATGGATTTGTTTCAATGACAGCTGCCACTACAAAAGGTGCAACTGCGGAAGGTCCTTCTATTGCAAAGATGACTGGAAACATTAATGAAGGAAACATCACAGTAAAAGTACAGAATAGCGGTAAACTTGCAGGAGTTACAGGCTCTACAAAAGGCGTCGCTGGTGTAGTACTTAATGAAACAATAGTGCAAGGAAACGTGAAAGGCATGGCTCAAGCTTTAACTAAAGTTGCTGGAGTTTCCACTAAAAAAGTTCAGACTGCTTTACCAACCGCTTCACCCATTCCTTCATTAGCTGCAGTAGCAATGAGAACAGAGCTGACTCAAGGAGGAATTGCTGGAAATGCAGGTGCTCAAGCTCAACAGGCCTGCGCTGCTGTATCAAATGAAATCAAAAACCCATTTGGTTCAAATAATTTATTTGGTGGTATAGGTGGAGGATTTGGAAATATATTAGGTCAAATTGCTTCAATCGCTTTAAACCTGCCAACCGGCTATAAAGACCCTCGTAGTTTAGTTAAAGCGTCTTCTCAAATTACAGTATTAAATAGATCAAATGTGCAGGTACCTACACCTAACATTATCAATGCTGGAGGACCAACAAACCAGTTGGCAACAACTAATCTAAAAGGTTCTGTTATAAAATCAAAACTTGAAGACAATTCATTACCATCAGAAAATAACGTAGTGGAAGCTACAGGTGGTATTAAGAATTGGAAAGGTATATTGACAGATTCTCTTGATCTTAGTGGACGAGAAAATGTTATAGAAGAAGATGCAAGGCAACAGGCAGAAATAAGTCAAATAGATAGAGAAATAAGACAAGTTATTGTTGGCGGTTTGCCAGAGATGAAAAAGCACTATACTCTTTTGGAAGTGCATTTAGGTCATCAAAAAAACATGATAAGAGACTTTGGCGCTGAAACCATCAACGCAAATCCAAATGATTACGCATTGCCTTGTCATGTGTTTATAGAATTTAGTGGCTTACCTCATATGTACAGACCATTTAATGAAGAAGTCAAACTGCAAAATGGTAATGTACCAGCCAGGCCTGGAGCATTTTACATTTATATAGGTGTCTCTGGAAGCGGTGGAAATAAATCTAAGTATGGCTTTGATCAAACTGCTTTGGCTAAATTTTTAAATAATTTTTTAATATTTTACCCAGGTGTTGAGATACTTGGAGTCGATGATGTAAATCCTGATTGTTCATACAAACCAAACCCGTATTTTGATGTAAGAGACTTTGTGAATTCAAGTCTACGAAAACCTTCTACATTTCCTAAAAATGAAATAATAGAATGTCCTCCAGCAGCTGACCTTGCGGTCAGAAGACCGGTAAATGTAGTAGTGCCAAAGAGAAATCCAAATGCTTTGCCAAATGTAAATCAACTTGTAGTACAAAAGAATCAAACAATAAAGGATCTTTCTCCTACTCAGTATCTAAATCTAGAGGATACAGCTTTGTCATTTGTAAAACAAAAGAAAGACGCTATTCTTGGTGGCACTAACTTAGAAATAGGTACAGGTAAACTTGGAGTATCACTTGGCAAAGTCGCAAGACTTGATAATGTCGCAAAAACAGCGTATGCAGAAGGACAGGCATTCAAACTCGATAAACTTAAGGCTGGTAAGATCTTAAATACTGTAAAAGGAATATTTGAATGAGTGATGAGATATTTGAGACCGTAGAAGAACAGGTACAATCAGAACCATCGAAAGCTTTTGTTGATCAAACTGGTCAGTTTCCTAAATCAGAGTATATTAATGTGGCGTCAACAAATCTTGCGGCTCGAGGTTTGAAGACTAACGAGCTTTTAATTGGTGGCGCCCCTGCAGACATGAATCTTGATTTGATAGATTTACCACAAAGCGAATACCCATTAAATCAGGTACGCGAAACGCTTACTGGCCATGTCACAGAAATGGACGATACGCCTGGTCGCGAAAGGTTATTATTTAAACATCGCACCGGGGCTGGTATCGATATGCGGCCTGACGGTACTGTGATAATCAATTCAAAGTATAACACAATTGAAATTACTGGTAACGACCAAAAGATTATTGTCAAAGGTGACGGAGATATACAATATCAAGGCAACCTTAAACTTCGCGTATCAGGAGATATGGATGTCGAAGTTGGCGGTAATTACAACTTAAAAGTACATGGTGATAAAAGAGAAGAAATTCGCGGAAACTATCAACAAAAAGTAATTGAAAATCACGAAACATCAATTATTGGTAATCAATCTTCATTCTTAAAAGGCACAAGCACTGATACAATTCTTGGAGACTACAATATTATTACAAAAGGAACTGTAACAACTCGTGTTGAGAAAGACTATAATCTTTTCGTTGATGATGAAACTATGATTACGTCAAAGGATGAGTTATCGATATCAACTAAGAATGCAAATATTTCAGCTGTAGACATGGTGCTACAGTCAACCACTGGCATGATTGGTGGCGATACTGTGTTTCACTATGGTAAGAACTATTACGGAACATCTGCAACATTTACTGCGGGTGTCACAGCTCCAACATTTACAGGCGATTTAACTGGTAAAGCAGATGACGCTAATCAAGCGGATTTTGCAACATCTGCTGGTCAAGCACCGCTTGGAGCTGCATTAAGTCCAGGATCTAATACACATGTTGCGACAAATACAGATGTGCGCACATCGTTTCCTGCACCAGGCCCTGACGCGAGTTGGCTAAATGAGTATCTTACACAAAGCGCATATGGTTATCGTTTTGTTAAGATAGATGTCGGTGATGTAATTAAAGATGAGATAGATCAGTCAACAAATACAGGTGGAGTTTCAAGAGTAAAACTTACGACGAGAGAGGTGAGATCAAAACTTCGAGATCCGAATACGGCAACAAACTCACAGTTCATTGGTCGTATGCAGTCAGAAGGGGTATTGTCTGCTAACTTTGCTGATCGTAAACCTACTGGCTTTACAATCGGTAGAATTGCAAATACAGACGGAACAGCAAGAAGATATAAACCTGAAAGAGTATATGATGGTTACGATCCTACACAAAAGTTAAAAGTCACAAACAACAGTAATAAAGTTGTTACAATTACACCTGACCAATTATACAATCCAGAACTTCAGTTAGTCGATCAAGGTGTAATTGATGCAAAGACACAGCTTGCACCAAGCGTAAGACTTGGTACTTTCTTAGGTGGTCACGGTGAAGCAGTGACAATGAATCATATTACTGACGAAACTGAGCGCGTTCGCATTGCAAAAAACCTGTATCTACACGCTAAATTTATGAAGTCAGCTCAAGCATTTCTTGATAAAAACAATCGACATAACATAAATGTTGTTGAAGGATTTTATAAACCTGGGCCAAATGAAACACTTGTCATTGATAGTTTAAATGATCAAATGTCAAAAGGCAGGGCTGTAGTGTATGAAGTCATTGATAGAAATGGACAAGTAAGTTTGAGAGAAACATTTAGACTTGCAGAATATATTAAAGATTTCTATCAATTTGAAAAAATGGTTTTAGATTACGATACATACGATCCAAGTGAAGCACTAAATGTTCAAATCATTTTAGTAATGCCTGAGGTTTCACCTCAATGGACAGTTAGTTTTGATAATAAAATTGAAACAAGGTATAATAACCATGTACAAACAAACGGCGAGCTCGTAGAAATACTATAAATACTCTAAAGGAATTTTAAATGGTAGCAAAAGCATTTTCTACAGAAGACGGAGATCTTTCTTCATCCATAATAAGCTCGCGAGCTCGAGACTATTTAGATGTAGATCTTACATTTAATCCACGGCCGTCGGGCGACGTATTTAAAAAACAAGACGCGGCCGCAGTAAAACAGGCTGTAAAAAATTTGCTACTTACAAGTTTGAATGAAAAACCGTTTCAACCAAACTTTGGTGCAAATTTAAATGATGCGCTTTTTTCATTAGACACAGAATACGATCCAGAATACATACAAGACTTGATCTATGATGCAATCACAAACTATGAGCCGAGAGCAAGAGTGCTTTCAATTGATCTGAATGTACAACCTGATTACAACTCATTGGATGCAACTGTTAATTTTCAAGTAGTTAATACCGCAGAAATTGTGGCACTAGACGTTTCATTAGCGAGGCTTAGATAAATGGCAACTACAATAAAATCCTCAGATCTTGACTTTCAAGCTCTTAAACTGAGTCTTAAAAATTTTTTAAAGGCAGATACGCAATTTGCTGATTACGATTTTGAAGCGTCAGGACTAAATAACATACTTGATGTGCTGGCATATAACACGCACGTTAACGGTTTGACTGCAAACTTTGCTCTTAACGAGTCATTCTTAAACACTTCACAACTTAGATCTTCTGTAGTGTCTCACGCTGAAACTTTAGGCTATGAGGTTAGATCTCGAGTTGCAGCAAAGGCTCTTTTAAATCTTTCTGTAAATCTTGCTGGAGTTTCTGGTCGACCCGCTCAATTACAATTACCTGAGGGAAGACAATTTACAACATCAGTCGATGGCGTGTCGTATACATTTAGAACACTTGAAACCTATTTCGCGAAAGACAATGGATCCGGTGTATACAACTTTTTAACCACAGAAGGTTCTGATGAAATACCCGTTCATGAGGGTGAAGAGAAAACAAAAACATTTATTTCAGGTGAAACAGAAGAGCGACAAGTTTTTGTAATACCTGATGAAACTATTGATACAAAAACAGCATCAGTGCTTGTATTTGATACTGTTTCGTCCACGCAATTTATTCAGTACACTCCTCTTGCAGAAGCAAGTACAATTGATAAAGACACTACAGTATTTACAATTAGAGAAGCACCAAACGGTTTTTACGAATTAAATTTTGGTGATGGAATTTCTTTTGGTAAAAAGCCAGACCCTGGTAACAAAATAGTTGTCACATACCTTTCAACAAAAGGACCTACTGCTAATTTAGCGGATACTTTTACCGCAACTTCAGATTTAACAGTGCAAGGTATCAATTACACGATAACAGCCGTCACAGCTTCTGAAGCAACTGGAGGTTCTTTTAAACAGTCTATTGAAAGTGTAAGACAGCTTGCTCCACTTGCTTTTGCATCACAACAAAGAATGGTCACGTCGGCAGATTACAAGGCAATTATTTTAAGTAACTTTAGTGATGTGACTGATGTCGCTGTTTGGTCAGGTGATCAAAACGTTCCTATTGATTACGGCAAAGTTTATATTTCTTTAAACTTTCCAGCTGGAACCACTGATGCGCTTAAAACAACTACTCAAAACAATATTGTAACAAATTTTACAGACACATTAGGTGTTATATCAATTGATACAGAATTTGTAGATCCTTTGGACGTATTTTTAGAACTTGCGGTTAATTTTAATTTTGATCCTTCTTTGACTGGATTTACTTTGGCAGCTACAGAAAGTCAAATTTACAATTATATAAGAGGGTACTTCACTAGAAATCTTAACACATTTAACAAAATATTTAGAAGGTCAAATTTACTTACAGAAATTGACGCGCTTGATCCAGCAATCTTATCAAGTAAATGTGATGTCAGAATACAAATGAGATTTAGTCCTTCTATTGGAGTTAATAATACTACAACGCTCTCTTTTCCTCAGAAATTAGCGTCTCCAGACGATGATGTTGCTGTGGTAGAATCTTCAATCTTTACATTTGAAAATGCAGTGTGTCAAATTAAAAATAAACTTGAAAGTACAACTTTGCAAATTATAGATGTTGACGGTGTTGTGAGACTTGATAATGTCGGTGAGTACGATCAAGAAAAAGGTGAGGTAAAAATTATAGGATTCAATCCTCAGGCCTTCATTGGTGGAAGCACATTTATCAAAGTGTCAACTACGCCTCAAAATCAAAGTGTTGTCAGGCCTCTTCGAAACTATATACTAAGATTTGACACAAGTCGATCTTCAACAACAGCTGAAATTGATAGACAACAAACAGGATTAAGAGTAACCTAATGGCTCATACTGGTTTTGATCAGACTCTTCGTGAATTTGGTCGTATTAATACAAATGTAAGAAAAAGTTTGGTAGATGAAGTTTTACCTGAACATTTTCGTGAAGACTATCCAAACCTAATTACTTTCCTTGACGCGTATTACGAGCACCTTGATTCCGCTGATAATTTTGGCGGTATTATTCACGAACTTCAAACAATAAGAGATATTGAAGATACGAAACTCGAATATCTCGATTATATGTTTGATGAGATTGCTCTTGGTGTTTCACAAAGCACGTTTACTTTCCCACGTGAAGCAATTCGTAACTTTGGTAATTTCTTTAGGGTTAAAGGTTCTGAATATTCTGTTAATGGATTTTTTAGAGCTTTTTTTAACGAAGATATTGAAATCATTTATCCAAAGGATAGACTTTTTTATGTTGGAAAAACTACAATAGGTCAAGAAGAAGCAGCAAGACTTCAAGACGGAGCTTTAAATCAAATCTTCTCCGTTCTTCTTCGCACACCGATACCGCTGCTTGAGTGGGAAGAATTATATAGAACTTTTGTACATCCAGCTGGTTTCTATCTTGGTGCAGATGTTGTAATTGAAGGTTTACCGAAAGTAGACATAACAACAACTGATGCAGTCTTTGATAAGAATGCAAATAACAAACTTCTCTTTAGCTCAGCCAATTTTGATATGACAGCGCAAGGTGAAGCTGTTGGTATGCTATTTGGATTTACTGAATACGCGCCTTCTTATGATGGCCGAGATAGTGATGCACCAAATCTTAATGCACTTCAGTACTATCTTCATGGGTATGTCGACAGTAATGCAGGCGTATACGTAGGAGATACATTGACTTATGCACTAAGAGATCGCTACAGCTTGTATCGCAATCTAAATGATTTCCAAACCCTTACTATTGACACATTAATTAAATACTACGATCCAGTATATGAATGGGCAGGGTTCTATCAATCATTTGATGATTTTGCTGATTCAGCTAATGCATCAGCTATTAGGTTCTCATCAACATTAGATGATTATAGTGCAGCAGTTTACTTTAGAAAGTGATATAAATAGATAAAAGAATTTATAGGTACAGAACATGGCAAAACAAACTATTGACATAGGCTCAGCCGCTAATGACGGCACCGGTGATGATCTTCGAACCGGCGCCACCAAAATAAATCAGAATTTTGATGAACTGTATACAGACGTAGCGACTTTACAGGCCACAACCGGAAGCTCGATCACGGGTATTACGTTTGACAGCGGCCGAATTGTATTTGAAGGCGCGACCGCTGACAGTTTTGAAACGACATTTAGAGCTGTTGATCCTACAAAAGATAATCTTATTGGCCTGCCTGATAGTTCTGGCACCGTAGCTCTTACTGCAGATATTACAAGCATAGTAGATTCAGCTTATATTGCTCGATTGACAGGAACAGCATTTGATTCAGGCAGCACTAAAATATTAATTGATGAACACGCTCTTGATTCTGGAAGAGCGATAAGACTTATTGATTCTACATATGTTCAACTTCGTCAGATAGATTATTTAGATTCAGCAAATGTAATTCATCTTATTGATTCAGATTACGTAAATGCACGAGCAACAAATTCTGGTCTTTCTCTTGGTACGGACTATATTGATTCAGGCCTTGCGATTGTACTGATTGATGAAAATGCTCTTGATTCTGGTCGTGCTATCTCATTAATTGACAGTAGTCATGTAAGACTTAGAGCTGATTCTGACTACGTAAAAGATATTATTGATTCAGCTCACGTAATTGGAAAAGCAGCTGAAATAGATTTAAGAACATATACTGTCGCGACCGCCCCAACAGGTAAACATGGTAAAATGATATTTGTAGATGACGGTGCGTCAGGTAACCCATGCCTTGCAGTTTTTGATAGCGACGCAGGCTTTTATAAGCGCATTGCACTTGGCGCTCAGATAAGTACATAAGGATTAGAAAATGCCAGCGATTGTTACAGATACTCTTAAAAGACAGATTGCTCGAGACTTCTTTGATCAGTTCCAAAACAATACCGCAAATTATTACGTAGGTGTAGGTCGTTCTGAGCAATGGGATTCAAATGAACTTGTACCAACTCCAGATAATAATCCTGAGACACAGGTAGATTTTCGAGATGGTTTGCAAGCAATAAAAAGAATGCAAGGATCTTCACTAGTTGTACCTCGAAATAACTGGTCAAATGGTCGAATATATTCTCAATATGATGATCGCACAGCAGGATATCCTACAAATCCATACTATGTAAAAAATGAAAACAATCAGGTATATGTATGCCTTGAAACCGGTCGTAATTCTCAAGGTGTTGCGGTACCATCAACAGTAGAACCAACAAGTTCAAACGATCATTCGTTCCGTTTATCAGATGGATATGTCTGGAAGTTTTTATACACTATTTCCGCAAGTGATGCGGAAGACTTTATGTCTTCTAACTTTATGCCTGTAAAAAAACAAGGCGCAACAGATTCTAATTCAACAGGTATAGAATTACGTCAAAGATCCGTACAGGAAAACGCCACACAAAACGAAGTGCTGTCTGTAGTAATTGTGAGTGGTGGTACAGGTTATACATCAATACCAACTGTAACAATTACATCACCTACAGGAACAGGCGCAACGGCAACGGCTGCCATTGATTCTAATACAGGTACAGTTTCACGTATTCAGATGGATGCTGATAGTTCAACAATCGCACATGGCAGCAATTATACAACAGCGACAGTGACAATATCAGGAGGTGGAGGTACAGGAGCATCAGCACGGGCCGTTTTACCTTTTACTGATTCAGGAGTTGGCGCTGATCCACGTATTGATTTAAAATCGGCTTCAGTTATGTTCCAATGTAAAATTGAAGGAACTGATAGCAACTTTATTACTGGGCAAGATTTTAGGCAGGTTGGATTAATCAAAAATCCTCTTAAATCTTCTGATGCTACTTTATTTACTGGCACGACAGGTAATGCCCTTGATAAAATGACACTATCTTCAACAGTGGCTTCATTTACAGCTGATAAGATTCTTGAAGGTCAAACATCATTGGCTCAAGCATACATAGATCACATTGATTCAAATGAAATTTACTATCATCAGACAGACGCAACTGGCTTTGTTCCTTTTCAAGACGGAGAAGTTGTAGATGAAGTTAATGGAACAGGACAAGGCGTTATTGATTCCTCTCTCATTGCAGCAGAAGTTGATAACCAGTCTGGAGATCTGCTATACATAGATAACAGAGCACCAGTATCAAGAACTGCAACACAGTCTGAAGACATTAAAATAATTATCCAATTCTAAGGATTGACAAATGGCAACTACTTTTACAGATACCCTCTTTTCGACCAAGTATAAGGATGACTTTGCCGATAGCGATGGCTATTATCGCATACTGTTTAACAGTGGGCGCGCCTTACAGGCTCGTGAACTTACACAGATGCAAACGATCATCAATAAACAAGTTGAAAGATTCGGTAATAATATTTTTAAAGAAGGAGCCGTTGTAAAACCTGGTGGTTTGGCAATCAACACTAATTATGAATTTGTAAAACTTGATATTACATCAACTTCATTTACAGCGACAGTCGGTGATATTCTAACAGGTGGTACTTCAGGTGTAAAAGCAGAAGTACTTGAAGTCGTAGCCGCGACTGGAAGCGACCCTGCAACATTTTTTATAAGATACGTAAACACAACAACTGTTACAAGCGCTGCTGTAACTCCAAGATTTTCTCCTGGAGAAAGTTTAGGTTCTGGAAGAGTTGTGCAAATAGTAAATACTGACGCTAACCCGGCTGTAGGTCGTGGAACTCGAGTAACAGTTGGTGAGAGTATATATTTTGTCAAAGGATTTTTTGTATACACTGAACAACAAACTGCTATTATTTCAAAATATTCAGACGTTCCTGACAAGGAAGTTGGATTTAAAGTAATACAACAAGTATTTAGCACTGATGATGATGCAAGTCTTTTTGATAATCAAGGTGCTGTGCCAAATCAAACAGCGCCTGGAGCAGACAGATATTATATCAAACTTTCACTTACGACACAAGATCAAGTTACTTCTTCAGAAAATTTTATAAACGTTGCGACTGTTCGTAAAGGTGCGATATTCAAAGCTGTTGAAGCGGCTCAAAATTTACAGTACCATATACCACGAGATGTTGTCGCAACAAGAATTAAAGAAAACTCAGGTGATTATCTTGTCAAGCCATTTAGACTTGAATTTGGACTTGACTCTGAAGATACACATCTTCTCGCAAAGGTAAGTGACGGAATTGGAGTTGTAAACGGTTATCGTTCAGCAAGATTTGCTCCGACTAATATTCGAATAGAAAAACCTACACGAACTATTACAAATACTGGCGAATTTACAGCCATTGATTATGGTGCGTATGTAGACGTTTTGAATGACTCAGCAGTAGGTGGACCAGATATTTCTACATTTGCTAAACAACAGTTAAGATCTGGTAAAGGCATGAGTGGCGATCATATTGGTAACGCTCGTGTAAGAGCGGTGCATGAAAACGGAGCTGATTTAAGGTATCACTTGTTTGATATTCGTATGCATTCAGGTAAAAATTTTAGAGATGTAAAATCTATAGGTACAGACACAGATAACTTTTTTAATCCGATTCAAGGAGGATTTAACACAACACTTGAAGAACCTTATGATAATCTTTTGTTATTTCCATTGCCACGCAAAAGACCTAAAACTGTAACAGGTGAACAAATCGAAGTTCAAATTATGAGAAGTGGCACTACTTCTGGCACTGGCACATTCCCTATTACAATACCTTCCAATTTTACTCTTGACAACGCTGGTGATTGGATATTTATTACAGACGCTGCAAATGGCGGTAGATTATCTAACTCAGGACTTGGAGGATTGACAATCGGTTCTTCGTCAACAACGGTATCTGGTTTACCAATAAGCGCTCCAATTAAATGCTATGTCTATGGTTCAACCACAACTCCAGCCACAAGATCAAAAACAATTGAAGAAGTTACTGTGACAAGAACAGTGCAAACGGATTCAGACGGGTTACAGTTTATTAATCTAGGAAAAGCTGACATTATTGACGTCAAAAGAATAACTCAAAATGATTCTAACGGTGCTGACCTTTCTTCAAGATTCAATCTAGATAATGGCCAGCGAGATGCATTTTACGGACCAGGTAAACTTGTAGTTGATAGTAGTTTAAACTCAGCACCTGGTGGTAATGTTTTTGTAAGGTTTAGGCACTATGACCACGGTGAAGGAGAATTCTTTAGTGTAAGTTCTTATACAGGAAATACCGATTATAAAAATATACCGCAGTATACAACTTCTAGAGGTCAGAGTCTGCAACTCTTTAATCAATTAGATTTTAGGCCTACGGCTGACAGTCTTGGTAATTACACAGAGGCAAGTATTGCTTTCTTGCCTCAACCTACAGATCTTGTAACATCTGATAATGAATATTATTTAAGCAGATCTTACAGACTAGTTTTAGATCAAGAAGGATTAATTAAAATTGTTAATGGTAATGACGGATTTGATCCACCTGTACCAGCAAAAATATCTAAAACTCTTCCACTTTATAACTTTGTGCTTCGTGGCAACACTCTTCACGATTCAGATTTAACAATGCAAAAGCTTGATCATCGCAGATATACGATGAAAGATATTGATAGACTTGAAAAGCGACTTACAAGCTTAGAAGAATTGACATCACTAAATATGCTTGAACTTGCTACCGATAATTTTGAAGTGCTTGATTCTGCAGGCTTAAATAGAGTTAAATCTGGATTCTTTGTTGATAACTTTACAACTCACGCATTTTCAGAAGTAACTGGAAATGGATATAGAGCTTCAATTAATGCTTCTGAAGGATTATTAAGGCCTTTATGTCATACAGACAATGTTCGCCTTCGCTTTGATTCTGATACAGCCGATGGCATTGTGCGTAAAGGAGACAATCTATATCTTGAGCACACTGAAGAAGTATGGATTGATAATCCATTTGCCACAAAAGCTGTCAAAATCAATCCATTTGATACGTCAGTCTATACCGGTAATATGACTCTTTCACCTGCATCAGATGAATGGAGAGATAAAGAGATTGGAACACGTACTATTTTTGATCTAGGCACTGAACTAGATACAGATCTTGCTAAACACTGGGATGAATGGGCATGGAATTGGGGCGGTAAAGAACTTGAAGATTTAAAAGTAGGTGATGCAACAGATACATATGACCACTCTTCTGGTTATATCACAAGAAAAACGGTAAACAAAGTGATTTCATCTTCCATAGTTGAAGAGGTTATAGAAGAACGAGTATTACAAAGCGCAATCCTACCGTTTATCAGATCAAGAATTGTAGGTATAAAAGTACAAGGTTTAAGACCAAATACAAATGTATTTTTGTTTATGAATAATAAGTCAATGGCAAACTTTGTAAGAGAAATCGCGGACATTACAGCGTTTGCCGCTACTACCACAGATTTCGGAAACACACTTAAAAATCAAACATCACATAAAGATGGAACCACAGCCTTAACGACTGATATATCAGGAGCTGTTAACATTTCTTTCCAAGTTCCACATGAAGGTTCAAATAAATTTAGATGCGGAACGCATGAAATAAAAATTATGGATGTTACTAAAGGTGATAGAGAAGATAAAGCAGGAAGCATTGCTCGAGCTATCTACACGGCAACTGGATTTTTAGATACAGTTCATCAAGATATAGAGTCAACTCGAGTACTTGAAATTGAAGGTAGCACATCAGTTGTAGATAATACACCTACATACAGAAGATCCAGTGAAGGCTCAGACGATAACCATAGAGTTGGAGGTGGTGTAAAGATAGCCGACTCTCACCTTCACGGACCGGGCGGCAATACTTGGAGTAGTCGGTATGACAATATGCCAGATTTAGGATCGACCAATGTTGTATCTAATAGTCACACCAATAGCTTTTCAGGAAGCTTCGGCTCCAAGTGGTCAGACACAAGACTTAAAACTGACATTGAGTTTAGTCACTTCTTTGAGGATCTCCAATTGTATACATTTGCTTATGTCTGGGATAACACTAAAAAATATCTGGGTGTTATGGCACAAGATATTTTACAAACAAAATATGCTGATGCTGTGACTAAAGAAAACGGATACTACACAGTTGATTACTCAAAACTTCCAGTTGATATAAAGGAAATATAAAATGTCTGTTAACAGTTTAGGATATGTAAGCGGTAAAAATCCACTTGCTCAATCGTTTTTTGTACCAGAAGCAAGTGGTTTATTTCTTACTAAAATAGGTTTATATTTTAAGTCTACGTTTACAGCAACAGCTAACTCACAATTACCAGTATCTTTACATCTAAGACCCATGAGAGACGGTGTACCTGTTGATACTCAAATTGTACCTGGTTCAGTTGTTTATAAAGCGTACAACGAAGTAAACACTTCAAACGATGCAACAGCTGAAACTCAATTTGTTTTTGACGAACCAATTTATCTATCACCGTTTACTGATTATGCTTTTTGTGTATACGCTGAATCTCCTGAATATGAAATATGGATATCACAAATTGACGAAACAATTATTGGATCCGCATCAGCAACTGTTAATCGCAACCCTTCGATAGGAAGCTTATTTTATTCTCAAAATGGAGCGACTTTTACAGCTGAACAAACCCAGGACCTAAAATTTAAATTGTATAGAGCAAAGTTTACAACAGGAGTTCGTAAATCAGCTAACATCTCTAATGCAAAATTACCTAGAGAGCTTTTAACAAATAATCCTATAAAAACAGTTACTGGTAGTAGTGATGTTTCTATATTTTTTCCAAATCACGGACTGCAAGTCAATAATACCGTTTCGCTGACTGGAGCTACGGCTACAGGCGGATATTCCGCCGACTCATTAAATAAAGATCACACAATAACAGGTGTTGATGCAATTTCATACAAATTTGCCATGAATAGTAATGCTGATTCAAATGCAGTAGGTGGAGGCTCTTTAGTTCAATCTACTAAAAACATTCCATACTCAGTTCTGTATACAAATATGTCTATGATAAACCCAACCGAGACAGCGGCAAATTTTGGTATCAGAACCACTAAAGGCAAATCTTTTGCTGGTCCTAGTACAACCCTTTATGACAAAGAAACTCAGTTTACACCTATAGAATTAAATAAAACACTATACTCAGATGAAGCTCATATTGTCGCTGCTGATTCAATTGCTAATACTGAAATTGCTGTAGGAGCGAAATCTTTAGAACTCGTTGCATCATTTTTGACTGAAAACGATTTTGTATCTCCAATGATTGATCTGCAAAGATGTTCAATGACTTTGATTGATAATGTAATTGATAAACAAGCCGCTACTCCTACAGCAGGATTTAACGTGCCTCTTACTTTTGTCAATGAAACAAATGCAAGAGATGGCACAGCGGCTGCAAAACATATAACTAAACCAATTACCTTAGAAAGCTCAGCTGTAGGTTTGAAAATTTGCATAACAGCTCACCGGCCGAAAGAAGCTGATTTTGAGGTATATGTAAGAACGACACAAGCTGGTGGTGAAGATATAAGAAGTAAGAGCTATAAACTTGTTGATAAAGAACAGCTTATTTCTTCTGATGAAGATCCTAAAAGATACAGACAATATAATTATTTGTTAGGTGGTCCAGGCGGTAACTTCCCTGCGTTTACACAGTTTCAAATTAAAATTGTAATGACATCGACAAACTCTGCAAAAGTACCAATATTAAAGGATTTAAGAGCAATAGCATTGAGTGCATAATGAAACATCAAAAAGTTGAAGGTAGAGAAGACATTGTTAGAGATAAAATAACTGGTGCTATACTCTACACAAAAAGTGAAGAACAAGTTCAAGCCATAAGGGCAAGAAAGAAAGCTCAGAAACAGAAAGAAAAAGATGTCGATCAACTAAAAGAAG